AAAACCCGCTTTAACATCTGCAACCAGGCTTTTAAGTGATGCCCTGGCTTTTTTAACATCTTTGTTTAATTGTTCTTTGTCGGCAAAGTCTTGGTCTGTTTCCAGAACGCGACTCATTTCCTGCTCTGCCCGCTCCTTAATGGCTGCGAGGCAATCTTCAATGTTAGAGGTTATTAATGACCCTTCAACGTTGGAATATATCGCTGGCAGACTTTCAAGCTCTCTTGCAATGGTTGCTTCCTTTTTTGCTTTAAGTTCATGCTTATCTAGATCTATTAAAAACTGTTTCCATCCTGCTATTAACTGTGCTCTACGCTCTGGCACAGAAGCATATACCATGCTAACCCTCTTATTTATAGTCCCATCAGAAACCATAAAATTAATCTCATCTGCGTTAGCGGTTAGGGCTTGATGTTCTAGCTGCCAGTATTGCAGCGGCTCAAGAACAGAATTCCGCACATTCTCAGCTAATATTTCATTCCAGCTTTTGTGTTCCCATTTGTAACCTGAGTCCCCCAAACCATCAAATGATGTTAATAGCTCTAAACCATCGTCAATTCTCAAACCAACAACTGGCGGCAAGTCCTCGCACAAGTCCATCTCAAGGATTCCGCGGGCTTCCGCTTCGTGCTCATGCCCTTTTTCATAGAGGCGCTTTTTAAATTCGCCTATTGAGTTTGATTCCCAACCTTTTTTAAGATCCAATAGCTGATTGCGGCTCATGAACTTTGATTCATTCATCATTGCTGGCGCCTCACTTGCGCACAGGTATTTTAATCTGGCCTCAAGCCATTCATCACTACCTTGCTTAAGATCAAGTATCTTCATTGTTAACCCCTATGTTTTTAATTTTTTCAATTTGTTCTTCGCTTAGGTTAGCGTTTTTTTTATTCAGATAATCGACTATCTGATCAGGTGTTTTTTTACCATTAGCAATTTGCTTTCCCCAAAGCGGGAAGTTAGTTTCAAACTGATCTTGCGGATAGTGGCTTGGTTCATCTGGATGGAAACTACCCTCAATCACTTTATCTTCCATTTCTTCAGCGGTCGGCGCAGATCCAAACTCTGGGAATGCTTTTCTTAAAGCCTGAGCCTCTGCGCATTTAGCAAGCTGGGCAAATGGCCTTCTTGACCACATAGCATTTGGTGCGATACTTTTTTGCTTTCCTCCCCTTACAGCATAGTTTTCTAACCACCGTTCTGTTGCTGAAAACTCCATCTTATGCCCTGACACCAATCGACAAACAGTAATTTTACACCAAGCTGGGTATGTTATTTCAGCCCCACCAATAGATGAGCTTACCTCCGGGCCAAATACAGGTTCGCTAATGCCGCCGTATTCCCCGCTTCGCGCCGCTTGAATGCGGTAAAGGCCAATACCAGGCATAATCACATCTCGTAGCTGTTGTGCGCTGCTATCCCACATAGGGACAATGTGCACAGGTTTTTGCATTGGGTCTAACTCAGCAGCCTGGCAATAACTCAGTACCATTTTTATGCTATTAATTGATGCACCTGGATACAAGCTTGATTGCAGAACTGGTATTAATTCATCCTGCTTTACTGCTAGCTCATTTGATGTTGATTTTTTGCTCACTTCCTTCCCCTTTCACCCGATCATTTTGATATTGAATTGTGTAGCCCTTATCGTAGCCCTCTGATTGATTTGGCTTACGTGGCTTACCTTCTTTGCAATCGTTTAAGCCTCTTACAAAGTCATCTGAATACAGGACGTTGTGCATGTTATTGGCCTTTTGGGTTTAGTAGGAGTAGATCCTTATAAGTTTCCCTGGTTTTTAGGTAGTTCCCATCTCTTGTCCAAGTTGCTTCAGACTCCGTTCCATCCTCACTAACCACCTTACCTAAAACAATATAACCTCCTTCACCTTTAAGATCATAATCATAAATAATTATTTCATCGCCATGCCTTGTAACAACATCAATATCGAAGGGCAATAGTTTGGGTTCTGAACCAAGATCTTTTCTAATGTACACAACACCGTTTATATTAATTTCGTCTTGCATGACCTACCCCTATTATATTTTCGGTACAGTTTTACTTGCTGCGCCTTTCCTTCCTTCCGCTACATAACCTGCTTCAAAGTCTGGAGGCGTTAAAACAGTTTTCCCATTTGTTATTTTTATCCTCGCTACATCAAACCAGTGCCCATCTTTTATATCGCCTTTTTTGTCTGCTTTCGGCGTTAATACTGCCTGCACACACCCGTAAAGATCGAAACTAACAGATGTTACAATGCCTGAAAATCCTGACACAGCGTCCGTTCCTGGTTTTCCTAACATCGCAATGTGTTTGTTTTTCATAACCTACCCCTTTGTTATTTGGTTTTCTTCTCTTTCTACTGCATCATGAAGTGCTCTTAATGCTTGTTGTAGATATGCTTCTGAGGCTGTTTCAGCGTTAAACCAAAGTCCCTCATCTTCAGCTTGGTCTTTGACTAGTTGTGATGCGCTAGTTTTCATTTTTTATCCTTTAGTTGTGGTTTTTTCTTCAGAATTTAGTTCTATCCATTCATCTAGAGCGGCTTTATCATATAAAATTCTCCTGCCGCGCTTGATGTGCTTAGGCGCATCAACACCCGCTAATTTACCATCTACCCTTGATCTTTTAAGGGTGTAAGGTTTGTAGTTTAAATGCTTTGCTGCTTGTGCTGATGTTAATAATTCTTTCATAGTCGCCTTTAAAAATGGGTGCTTTAATCACTTGGTTGGTTATTCGGAAGTATCGTAGTCGGAGTTATCGAATCGGATATTCCAGTAATCGGATGTAGTGTGTTTTAGGTACTAGCATTCGGAGTTACCAAGTAGTTTATAGGGTCATTCTTGAAGACCGCACCATTAACCGTGGTGTGCTAGGAATCCACCCAGCCATCGGCAACGTACACGGCCATGTACTAACTGTTTAAGGCACAGCGCAAGCCTTTCCCAAGTCGCCTTAAAGCACCACTTACCCTATTTTGAGTCTGCGTAATCAACCCAAACTTTATCATCTACGGTTATGTCGGCAGTCCAGTTTAATTGCTGAATAGCTGCATCAATTAACCGTAATTTATTCGCGTAATAATCAAACTCTGCTGTAACTTGATTCGCGTTAAGCACTGGCACTTGCGCTTTAATATCATCAATATTTTCATTGATTTGTTTGCGCTCAAATCGAAATTCAAATATGTCTTTGTCTTTAATCGATCTAAGTTGATCAACTTTTTGCTGAAGTTCTTTTCGCCTTAAGAGCGCGTCTGCTAATTTCATGGGATTCCCCTTTTTAAGTTAAATATTAATTGTCAGGATGGGAGGATTTGAACCGCCGACCGCCTGCTTCCAAAGCAGCTACTCTACCAGACTGAGCTACACCCTGTACAAACCAGCATAAACCATCTCACCCCTATGTCAACCCTATTTTAATTTAATTTCCTTTTTTGATTATTCACTTATTTTATTCCCCTTTGATTGCAGCATTAAACGCTTTAAGAGATCCGTCTTTTGTGAATGGTGGATCTATATCACCAATAGACTCTCTTGCCTCTATAAGCGGAAGGTCTTCAAAAGTTTCTACAATCCCATAAACAGTTTGAGCTAAGCTCTCACTAAACCCCAACCCTGTGCCATGCTCGTCATCTAGTTTAGATTTTGCTAATGCAATCGCGCAATATGGACAGTATTCACCATGATCCCGCCATTTATCTGGTAGTGGCCCTAGCTCTAGAATTTCTTTTGCTTTAGTTAACACATCCACTTTATTCATTTTATTCCCCTTGTTTATTTTAATTTATTTCTCATATTTGCTATTTGAGCCTTTGCGTTCTTGCGTTTACTTGCTTTAGATTCATCTGATTCAATGCGCTTTGGTTGATAATGCGGGTGTGCTGGGTCGTTAAAACAAATGTGATTACCCCCTGCAACACACAAGGCCCTGAATTGCGCTGAGCCTGGCGGCCATTCTGTGTATGCCCTAAGGCATGCCTCAAGTCCTTTTTTTATCTGTAGCTCATTCAGCCCTGCCAGACACGCTATCCAGGTAGTGTTAACTTGCTCCCCGAATTGGCTTGAGAATTTAGCTCCATACATATTGGTAAGAATCGGCCAAATGTAAGCACATGCTTCCCTGGCTTTTTTAATCTTCTCTGATTTCTGTAAGCTCTCTGTCGCAGTTTTGCTGGACTCGCTCGACAAGTGAGAGTTTTCTATTGTTTGGCCGATAGATTTCATTGTCTTTCCTCATTTGCGCATCAAGTACAGGTATTTGTTTTCTAAGCTTTGTTGGGCTTCTTATGTTTGTTTGCCAAAAGTCATGCTGATTAGCCCAATCAAATATTTCTACTATTCTTTGTGGGGGTATCTTATTGCGTTCCCTAATTAGCCTTATTGTGTTTTCCCATTTCTTAAAGTTCGGCTCTGGCGTTAATGGCATTACAGTCAGTATTTTTTCATACATGTATTTTGCAAATTGATAGTCAAACTCACATGATTTCTTTGGCATGTTATTCCCCCATTTCTACCCATTGATCTATGTATTTGTTGGTGATGTTAAACATATCCCGTAATGTTTGGCGTTGCTTTAAGCGAATACCTTTAAATGCTTCATCGTGCAAAATCTGTATAACATCTAACTTATGTTTATTGTTTTCTATAAATAAGGCGTTTTTACCAAGGTCAGACCTTGCCATTAAATCAGACACGGCTCCCTCATAGCTCATTAGTTCCTTGCTATCCTCCGGCAAAAGAAACCCAACAGCACAATGCTGGCCTTTGCTGTTACCGTATACGCAGCCGTTTACACCCATACACCTTTCACCCTGCTCAACAAGCAACTTAAATATTTCTTCAGCTACTTGATGAATGTCTTTTCCTGTTGTGTCTATCATTTTATCCCCCTTTATTCTTTATGTGTTGTTATGTGGGCTTCCGCGAATGTACCTTTAAGTGGGCAACACCCC